AGTTCCATCAACTTATCAGTAGTATCAGCAACTGACTTAATAATCTGTCCTGCAACTTCATATGCTCTTGGACTTGCACTTTCACCTGCAAGTTCCATTATACCATTAAGAGACTCTTGACCCTTTTCAATTAATGAATATAAATTTGCACGGGTATAATCATAATCTTTTTCTATATCATTAGTTACATCTTTTAATCTATCTTTTCTTCTAACACAACCTCCTTCTGGATTATCACTCACTTCAATAGCACTAGTAGTATTAAGTGCTTCGTCAATAGGATCATAACTATTACTCATGACTAAATATCCTCTTGTCTTGTTGGACTATAAGTTTGATCTGACTTTAATGAATCAGATGCAGCTGAAACATCCTGCCAACTTTCACTAAATCCAAAGTCATCAGCAGGCCCTGCATCTGCAGGATTAGGTGTTACTGTATATCTCATTTCACGTTTAGCAGTCTTAGTATTTGTATCTGCATATAGATCAGTCTGAACTTTCTTAATAAGTCCACTAGTGGTATCAGCAATAGGACCAAAGAGATATGTTTTAGCAGTAAATGATATTGTGTATATTAAAGCTCTTCTTGTAGAAAAATCTCCCTCATAATCATCCTGAAACGTTATATTATCAAGAACAATTGGAACATCTCTCTTTTCTCCTATCGCAGTTACCAAATCTACGGTTAAATTAAATGATGGTTGAAAATATGGTAATATCTGTTCTACAATCTGTAGTGCATCATCATTTAATTTAGTGAAGATATTTAATTCAAATCCAATATTATATGGAACAGGCATAAAAACTTTCTTTAAATTTGTTCCATCAGATGTTTTAAATGTCTGAGTAACTCCTGCTTTTCTAGTGGAATCATAAGCAATATTATTCATTTCAAATGACATTCTAGGAAGTGTTATTTGAATGGGTTTATTTAAATCTGCTTGTTGCTCTAATCTAGCAAGAAATTTTTGAGCAGGTCCATAAGATAATGGAACCTTAAAATCACTAAAAGCTGAACCATCTTGTTCTTTATGCTTTATATTAATACTATTAAAAACAGTACCAAAAGCAATAATAGTTTTTCTAATTATCTCGTGATAATAATAAGTACCTAACATTATACACTACCGAATGGGTTTGATTCACTAAAGTCAAGAATAAGATCTGCCTCAGTCTCTATATCAGTGTTCTGATCATATTTATCCAAATTTTCACCTTCTGGAACTGAACCAATAGTATATTCTGCAGAAGAATCTTGTCCAACAATTCTTTCTCCTCTGTAGAATGTTCCATCAGCATTACCAACTCGAAGTACCATAGTATCAATATCCCAACTCTTAACATAACCAGTTACACTAGAAGAAGCACCAATTACAACCTCATTAAATTGATATGTACCAACTCCAGTAATAGCAGTAGGTGCACTAAATGCAACAGTTGCAGTTCCAGCAGTATATCCAATACCTGCATCAGATATGTAGAGTGAAGTAACAACACCAACAGAATTTATAAATGCAGAACCAGTAGCAGTTATAATTCCTGCACCAGTTGGAGTACCAAATGTTATGGTAGGTGCACCACTATATCCAGCACCAATAGTAGTAAATCCAACAGTACTAATACCAATACCATCAGTAACTATAGATGCAGTTGCTGCAGCACCAACCCCATGATAAGTGGTAACTCCGTTAGTCGCAGTAGTTGCAGCACTTACTATAGTAACAGTTGGTGCTACAGTATATCCAGAACCAACATTTGTAATTAATAATTCTTTAACAGAATATGTATTATTTACAGATGTAGTAATTGCAACAGCAGTTGCATTATTTCCTGATGGAGAAGTTGATATTGCAACATTTGGAATCTTAGTATATTCATAACCATCATTATTAAGCCAAAGTTTTCGTACATACCCAGAAGCAGAAGTTGTAGTCGCTGTTCCTGTTGCAGTTGTTCCTAAGGTGTACAATACCAAATCAGTAACAAATCCTTGATCTTCTAAAGTTTCATCAATTTCATCAATAGTTGTATCCAGAATCTCATCCTCATATTCAAATAATTCACATTGAAGTTTATAAACATAATTTTTACCTAACTGATAAAAAGGTTCTTCATGTTCTACAAACTTAATTTCAAATAATCTTTGTCCTAAAGGAAAATATACCAAATCTCCTTCCTCAGGTCTTGTGGAAACTGTAATTTGGGGATCACCAGCCATAAATGGTGCAATAAAATCTTCAAATCTTTCTTTGGATATAGTTAATATTAATTCATCCCTTAAACTAACACCAAACTTGGTCATTATATCTCCTTGCCCACCATACCCTTCATAGGTATTAACATAAGCCTCTAATAGATAATTATCATCAAATTTTGATGATTGAACTTCTCTAAAAATGGTTTTTTTGTTTACAACCTTTCTAGGTATATAAGTTACTTCAACACCATAAATTGTCAATTGTTCATTGATGATATCCTGAACAAGTCTTTGTTCACCTTGTGAACCCTGAAGAAAGAAGGGATTTAATACCATTATCCTATTGCATCCAGTGGTGGTAATTCATATTCACTACTCATCTTCTCCTTAATATATTCTAGTTCTCTTACAGCATCATCATATATTTCTCTTCCATTTAATTCCAATCCACCAGGAAGTTTAACTCCTCTAAATTTAATTAAATTTTGTCCCCATTGACGTTTAATTGTTGCAGTCAAATATAATTTAATAAACCTATCATTGTATATTTTTACATAATCCTCAGGATCTAATGCTCTCCAACAATCAAGAACTAGATAAGTACCAGCAGTTTGAGCTTCCCAATCAATATCCAAATACAATCTATCTTGTCTTTGATTAAATCTTACTTGTTTATCTGTAGTTAAAAGAAAATCAATATCTTCTAGATAGGTTTTAACCATTGAATACTGAAGTAAATCAATTGAGTTAAACTGGTACAAATCATTTAAAAATAACTGATATTTAATACTAAACATCCCACCCGAAATAGAACTAGTATCAAACTTAAATATTTTTTCTACACCAATTACTGAATCTGGAACCTGAAGGAAATTAGAATTCTCATACCACTTAGTTGTGATAGCTCCTGTTGTTGTTCCAATTCCACTGACAGCAGTTGATTCTGCAGTAGTAGTTACAATACCCACTCCAGTGGTACCAGATGCTTTTCCTCTATTAATGTCTTCTTGAGTAATTTCGTGTTTGAGATACATCCTCTCAACACCATCATAATGACGTTCATTGAATAACTGAAGTGCGTCATCAAGCAAATCATCTAATTGATCATCAGCAACATTTATCTCCAATACAGGAGCACCTAATTGTCTTAGACAATAATCAATTAATCCTTGTTTAGAATTTGGTTTTGCCATCAGTAAGATCCTCCATCTATTAATCCAGCAGTTAAGGTTCCAGTAACATTAGCAGTAGCAGCAGTTAAAATCCCTGTAATGTTTCCACTTGCAGCAGTAAATTCATCAAATGTTAGATCATCCTTAATATATAGATCTCCACCAATATATAAATCACTACTTGTAGTAACAACTCCCACAAAGGTAGAAACACCAGCAACATTTAAAGTATCGGTAATATCAACACCTGAAGCAGTAGTTTCTAGACGTTTTACATCATTATGGAATATGGATACAGATCCACCATCAACAGCTAAAAGATAATCTTCACTATGATTTTGAGTTTGTAATCTTATATCATTACCAGCAATTCTAAATTGTCCAGTTTCATTCCTTATAGTACTATTTCCACTTTGATGGAATATTTTTAAATCTCCACCCGATGCACTACCCCATACAGCTTGTGCACTATCATCAAACTTAAACTTACTTGTTGCTTGATCCCATAGAATATTATATGCAGCACCAGGGAAGTTTACATCTTGGTTGAATGTAGAAACACCAGTTACATTTAAAGTACCATTTACATCTAATTTAGCAGTTGGTGCAGAAGATCCAATACCAACCCTATCAGTAGAACCATCAGAAAAGATTAATGAGTTATCATTTAATCCTTCAACACGAAAATCAAGATCATTGCTACCATCATTGATTATAACAGTATCAGTAGATGCTTCTTCAGCATGAATTAAAGGTTTACCGCCAGCAATTAATCGTATTTGATCGCCAGTAAATTCAATATAGGTATCAGTATCACCCTTATGCCTAATGTTACCTGCTACATGTAGATCCGCATCAAATGTAGAAATACCAGCAGTTACAACTAAACCACCATCAGTTATTCTTACACCACTTCTGGCGGTTATAAGTCCAACAGAATCTATATTAGTTACATCTTCATGTGTTATTGTTCCAGCAACAGAAACATTACCATCAAACTGAGCATTACCTACAAAGGTAGAAAGACCAGATACATTTAAAGTATCAGTCTCAACATGTCCTGTTATATCAATACCTTCGTTAGTAGTGGCAAATTTCTCATTGCCATTATAATATATTTTTACATCCGAATTAACAGTAGCTTTAAGATATGGTTCACTATCATCTGCTCTTTTAAGTATGAGTGAATCACTACGAATTTTAAGATCATTAGTAGAATTTTTTATATGACTGTTGTTACCACTTCCATGCCATATCTCAAGATCATCACTATTTCCAAATTTTATTCTAGCAAGATCAGTAAACTCTAAATCATTTTCAGAAGCATCCCAGGTCATATTCTGAGCTGCAGCTGCACCCTGGAAAACTACATCAGCATTATTGAATGTAGTAATACCAGATAAATTTAATTGTTGTGCTTCCAACCAAGTTGCGGATGTAATACCAAGAGTAGAAACACCAGTTACTTGTAATTGGTCAAATGCACCACCACTAATAGTAGCTCCCGCTATGGTAGCTATACCAGTAACAAGTAAATCTTTTGTTGTTGCAAGACCACTAACACCTAATGATGAAAAAGTAGAAATACCAGAAACATCTAAAGTAGTTCCTAATCTAACTGGACCAGTTAGGGTAGTAACCCCAGAATTAATTATTTGTGTTACCGATGCAATACCACCCAGAACATTGGTTGCATTTGCCGCATTTTCAGCAGTAAGGGAACCTCCAAAAGAACTGGCAACAACCTTTATAGCATTTTGTTGGCCAACCCTGACTTTAATATCTGGCATTATCTGGTCACCCCTTCCCTTACAAGTACAGAACCTTCAACTACAACTTCTTTTGTATTATTAATACTAATTACAATATCATAAACATGTCTTCCTGCACTCAATGCTGCAGTTTCAGTTGCAGTAAGACTAATAAGGATTTTTCCTGCTGTTGCAGGAGTAGGAATAGCAGTTGTAAAATCTGTTTTAGCAGTTGCTCCACGCCACTTTCTCATTTGAGCAGTTACTGCATAACCAGACAAATCAAATGCAGAATCATCTGACCCAGATTCTAATGTAAAGTTTTGAGAGAAAGTAGTTCCCGTATTTATTACTAAATTACTAGTATAGACTGCAGCCATGTATTCTCACAGAATCTCTATATTCCTATTTAGGTTTGTTTTACATTAACTAATTTCTTAAGAAGATATTTCAATTCATCAATATCCTCTCTCATTTTTTTCAATTCATCCTTTTGAGAATCAGAGTGAGATAAGGTTCTCAATCTCTGATTATACTCTTTATCATTTGTGTTAATAATAGCCCCACTTTGTTCATCACGATAAAGATGAGAGTGTCCTTTAACCCTCTTCATTTCAATGCGATTGTACGTAGATCTGTAATTCTTGGCGGTTGTGCTTGATTGGTTCCAGACATTACAATCTTAATTTTATATGCTATAAAATTACCTATATTATCTGCGGTAAATTCGTATTCTAAGAATTGATTACTTAAACTTGCAGGAACTTGACCATCAGGTAAACCACTATTATTATCAGGATCTATTACAACATCACTGAAACCATCAGCATCAGTTTGATCTCTAAGATTATCATATCCAGGGAATAATATATATCTTTCTTCAAGGTCTTCTTCATTAGATCTTACTAAAGAATAAAGAACTCTAAAATCTGAAGAACTAGGTCTATCAGCAGAAAGAATAACTTTTAATCCATCAGCTTCTTTATTTAATTGTACTAATTCTGAAACATAGATGGCAGTATGAGGATCAAACAAGTTAGTCCTTACATCAGGATTAGTTGCATAATCAGAAACAGGATTATTTAATCTATTACTTCTAAATTCAGTAAGTGCTAAATTTGCATTAAGAATAGGAGAAACATCCTCATTACTTGTACTGAAATCAATTTTAGTAATAAATGATTTGTTTCTGTCAATGTTTCCTAGATATTCATTTTCATTAACCTTAGAACATACAAGTCTAGGTGTAGTTAATTCATTAATAGTATTTAATTGGACACTTGAATATCCTTGATCGACAAAGGAAATTTCATTACCTCCAATACTAGTCCCACTAACAGTCCTAATTGAGGCAGTTGCTGAAGTAACTGATGATGGAGTACGTACACCATAAACTGGTATTAATGAATCATATTGGATATTCCTAGTTATATTAACAGAATCACCACCAAAGAACCCAGTATTATCAAATGATAATTGTGGCTCATTAGAAGCATCAGATGATCTATCCTTACCAGGTCCAGCAGCAGTTCTATCTATTTGAAGATAATAATCATCAAAACCAATATCATGATTTGAAATAATATGTTCTTTGTTTATTCTTCTTAAAGATACACCATTTAACTCATATTTTTGAACAGATGGCATCTGAGGTCCAGTAGGAGAACCAAAATCTACATGTTCTATAACTATTGTAGAATCAATACCTCTTCCATTTGTAGCAATGTTAAGTATTCCATCACCAACAGAACTATAAGCAATAATTTCATTTTCAATTTTTACATATCCAGGATTTGATGCTGATACTGGAATTCCTTCAAAGGTAGAGAATGCAACACTTATTGTTGATTGCTCTGGTGTTGTTACTACAGCACTTAACTTAGTTGTATGTGAATTACCTTCAACATTACTTACAGTTAATTTATTATTTGATGAATACATTCCATGATCAAATTGAGAAATATAGATATGTGCTCCATCATTTGGAATACCATCTGATGCTAATGCCGTGCGTATAGAAGGACCAGAACCAGTAGTCATATTTAATATTGTACCATCACCATTCTTATATCTAAAGTCTCCTCCTGCAGCGAAAGACCCACTTGCATTTGTTCCTTTAATATTCTCTAAGTATAGAGTATCAATTCCATTACTTTCTTGAACTGATAAGACAGCATTGGTTCCTCGACCAGCACCACCAGCAGAAGCAGCAGTTACAATACCAACAATATCACCAACTTGATAACCAGTTCCCGTAGCTGTTGTTACTATACCAGTAATATTACCATCAGCACCAACAGATGAAATTCGAACTCTATATCCTACACCCTTACCTGTAATAGCATAAGTATTCAAATCTGCTGTTGCAGACTCAATATAGTTACTACCACCAGTCATAATTCCAACTGAATCAGCAGCACTTCCTGTTGCTACAAGTGATGCTGTAACTCCATTATTGGTTGATCCAACAATAGGGGTTCCTGCACTAAACGTACTTATTCCAGTAGTGAATGTAGTAACACCAATTTGTCCAGTCTTAGATAGTGTATTTACTGGATTAGGATTAAGATTACCAAAACCATTACTTGAGTTTATAGTTGGATTTGCATAGAATACACTTCCTTGATTAGAAGTAAATTTAGCCTTATACAAGTTTAATTTCATATCTTGTAATTGACTAGGACTCCAAATACTACCATTTTGTGACTTAAATAAACTACCCATAGCCCACTGTTGAGTGTGTATAACAGGTGCTGTATTAGGAATAGATTGTGAGGCTAAAGTTTCCTCGCCCATAGTTGCAACAAATACTTCATATTCATTACTACTTGGTGAAAGAATAACCACTGCATACTCTTGACCTGGAGGTAAGTAGATGGGTTCTGGGAATTTAACATTTGTTGCTACAGTACCCAGTGATGAAATTTTCACTTGATCTGGTGTCATTGTTACTGGTTTACCAAGTCTTGTTAAAGTAGGAGTTCCTAATTCTACTGTTCTTATTTCAACTGTTACAGTCTTCTGAACATTACTTTCTCCAATTGAAGGAGTTGCTGCATCTTTACTATCTGTAGGAACATATCCTGGTTTGTTTGAAAAGAAAACATCAACTGAAGTTAAGAATATTCCATCTTGACTACTAGAAGGTCTACTAGAGTCTGGTGCACTAATATCACCACCAACAGTAAATGATTGTGCAAGAGGATCACGCCGTGCGTCACGTATTGTCCTACGATTCTCAATAATATCAATTATTTCAACAATTGAACCAGTACGAGTAAGTGTACCCACTGCTTCATATTCGGTAGAGGCAGATGAAATTAATGTACTTCCTTGTAAATTTTCAGAATCAGTAATACTACTACTTAACTTGTAAGTTTTTCTTCCTGTGGAAATTATAACACTAGGTGGTGGTGTACCATTAGGATCTTTTAAGAAGAATGAACCTTGTAAATATCCAGATTCATCTACAATTAACCGTAAATTTTTAACATATGCAACTGCACCACTAGTTGAACCAACTAATTTAGATCCCAATTCTACATATCCACTATAAAGACCTTGTGCTTCTTGAGATAATGCTAAAGTATCAACATTTAATACTTTAGATGAACTAGTATATTCTGCTTGTACTGTCTCATAAGGACTATATGGATTTCCACCATATACTAATGATGGATTATTATAAGCACCTTCTTTATGATTAGATTTTGCAACTCTAAAGGAGATAATTTGTTCACCTGCACTATTATAACCTCTTACCTCTTCTCCAGTTTGAAAAGCAGTAGAAGAACCAGAATTTAATAGACTAGTATCACTTGCAATTTCCAATAACTTAGGAATAAACAATACATCTGCATTACCATCAAGGAATTGATAATGTGGTTGGAATGGACATAATCCAACAGCATTAAATGAAACATTCCTTGATCTCATAAATGGATCATCACCAGATGAAATGATACCATCCCTAACACCTACTGTTTGAGTCCTAAATTGCTCATCCCTCCACGTTATATTCCACCGTCTTCTTCTTGTTCTATCTTGCCAAGTACTACCCCATCTGTCTGCCTCTATCCACGTACTAAGATCCACTTCAGTATTAATATTACGAACACTACTGGTTGTTCTAATCCCATTACTAGTACTATTTTGAAGATCAGTAATCAAATTATTAATATCTTCTTGACTAGTATCTCTGGTAATTTGACTAACCCTTGCAAGAAGAGCTTGATCTGCAGCTCCTCCATCAACTCTTACAGTCCTAGCCCAAGTATCTCTCTCTGGACTTAAAGTGATATTTCCTGATGTAAATGAAATTACATGGAATGGATTAACATTTTCAACTCCTGTTGCATTTGGTTGATCAACCCATAAAACTTCATCATATTTTAAAGTAACAGCATCTCCAGTTTTTTGAACATTACTATCATATAATGGATAATTTGTTCCAAAATCTATTTCAGAGTCAATTATATTTGATTCTGGCATCAAATAACTACTAATGGTATTTCTAGACACTAGTGGTCTTATTACATTATTATCAGTATCAACAGTTATTTCAGAAAGATTAAAGTCAACAAAAGAATTTGTATTAAAACTATCTACAAAGAATCCACTCTTAAATCTATTTCTTCCTTGGAAATCTTGAACTTGTAGTGCTTCCGTACTTACCTCAAGTAAAGATAAAGTAGTAACTGTCTCTAAATTTTCTATTCTATCTTCAAGATTTCCAATATCACGCATGGTATATCTTCTATTATCAACCAGATTTATGCTGACATTATTTGTATTATAAAGATATGGTGGTAATGTAAGTGTAGCTATCTCCATAGAATCGTTAGTTGCTACAGGAGCTGATGGATTTCTACTAGGTTCTCCCTTTACTACATTAAATTTACCATTAACATCTAGATATATCTTATCAATTCTTGGAAGATAGTAAGTATATCCTAATATAGTAGATTCATTAAATGCTAATAAGAATTTAGGAGAATTTTCCACAAATGAAGATCTTGTAGTAAATGCAAATGGTGAAGAAGAAACTCCAACATATGCTCCCACTCTTGGTCTAAAATCTAAAGTATCTGTTGCTCTTACTCGATTTTGTCCAATTAATGGAATATCATCAGTATACCTATCCTGACCATAACTTAATACAGAAAATACATCTCCAGTATCATCAACAGGAACACTATAGTAATCATATACGATTAATAATCGTTTTGATGGTACATCAGAATTTTTTCTTCTAACTATTCTTGAGTAATCATAATATTGCTCTCTTTGACCTTTATCAAGTGAATATGAATTTGTAATATCACGATAATTTGCATCAGTAGACAGTGTATTAATCCCTTCAATTGTAGTAGTAATATTAGATTCAATAAACCTAACTATTTCATTAGGACTAAATCTTCTATCATTAAGATAGATAATTCCTAATTTATTAGCTCCTCCAGATGATGGACTACTAGTATTGTTAGTAACCACTCTTGCAACAGCACCAGAAGATTGTCCTTCAAAATTTTCACCTAAAATTACATTAGTTCCAACAGTTGCAGATGAAGTAAATTCAAAATTATCAAGAGTTGGTTGTGTTCCATCAGTAGATTCATAAACTGCTAAAACTCTTGATACATCTGGAACATTTAAAGAAATTTCATTATCTTGAACTCTTAAACCATATGCAGTTCCATTATATGTCAATCCATCATTTAAATTGGCAACAGAACTTCCTGACCCAACATTGCTTGATTTATCTACAGAAAGTATCTGACTCCTTTCATAATTTTTAGTTTTGCTTTGAATTCCTTGTTTCTGTGCAGTTACATTAAGTACAGTATTGCTATCAGCTGCAACTGCCGACCCTGAAGCATTATTCAATCCTGTAAATGATACTTCTGCTCCTCCACTTACTAAAGTAAATTGATTAGCAGTTAATGATGAAAAATCATTTCCACTACCATAATGAACTGAATACTTGCTACCACTAAATCCCTCAAAGAATGCAGTTGATATTGCTACACCCGCACCATCTTTTACATTATCGATAGAAGCAGTAAGTCCTGTACCAGATACTGATTGTCCAGTTACTTGTGCAGAAACTGTTAATGTTGAATTAGCAAAATCTACTGAAGATATATTTCTATCTGGAAGAACTTCAAATAATCCACCAGTATTTGTATTTAAAGATGAATATGCAATAGACGCACTATCATAATCAGCATTAGTAATACCACCAGCATAAACACCAGTTGCACCAGGTGCAGCAGCAAGATTTAATTCCTTACTTGAATTAGAAATAGATGCTATCTTATTGTAGATTAATCCAGTTCCACCTCCTGTAGCCATACGAACAACATCACCAACTTTAAGTCCAATAAATGAATCATTTAATCTAGATTGAGCTGTACTAGATGCTATTCTAATAGGTCCAAGATCAACAACAGGTTGTAAAACTGCATCAGCTGTAAATGTCTGTGTGTATGGTGATACTATATCTTGTTTTACAGATTTAACATCACGAGGATAATATGGTACAACATCACGAATAGATCTAGAGACAGTAACCCCATTTATAGCAATTTGTTCATTTCTTATAAACTGACCCTGAGTTTGAGATACATTAATCCAGTTAGTATTACCAATTCCTATAGTGGAATTAACGGTTCCATGAGAAACAGAATATCCTTCAGCTCCACTTCTAAGACCTCTTACATGATATCCCGTAGTAATTCCACTAGATGTCAATGCATCATTTAATGCAATTCTAGTATATGTCTGTACATCATACAAACGAAGATCCCATGTAGATGTTGTCTGTGTATTGGATGAATTATAAGTTCTAGAATTAATAGAGTATATTCTTGCTTGCCCTATAATACCAACCGCACTTGTCGCTTGACCTAATTCTCCATATAAATCTACAACTCCTCTATATTGTCCTTGACCCTGAAGATTATTAACAATTAAACTATTTCCCATAGTAAAGGGAACAAGTGAACTATCAATTGTTTCCGTATCTCTTGGTTTTTCTACATCTATAATATTAGTAACATCTGTTGTTACATCATAACCTTTCACATAAGCTTCTCCACCAGAAACTTTATAACACATTAAGTCATCAGACGGTATATTTCCTTCTGATGTTCGTGTTCCCTCATAATATTGTCCACCATTACCTAATCTATCATTTAATGAATTACTAACACTAACATCAAATGGTTGTAATGCATAATTTCCAGATTCATCATATGTTCTATCAGCAATCCAATCTCTAATTAAATTATAGTCAGATTTTGTTACAATCTGTTCTACAGTACCTTCACTTGTTCTTAATATCTCAACAAAATCAGTATCATTTTTATCAGTAATTAATTTTTTAGTTAAAGTTAAACCAATCTTAAATCTATCAGCACCTGGTGCAGCATAATTAGTAAATCCTTTAGCATTGTCATATAATGAAGGATCATCTTTTGCATTTATAATTGTTTCATCAATTTGGAATCCTACTCTATAAGAAGGGTCATTTGTATAATGATCTAAAATTATCGTTTGTTGATTTACATTTACAAAAGTTCCTCTAATAAAATATACACCAGCTAAAACAGAAGCAGTACATCCAATAAATGAAGCATTATCTGATATCAAAGTTGCAACAGCAGTACCAGAATTAATTGTGGTATTTCCATATGTTACATTTTCTCTAACAATTAAAGATTCTCCATCAATAAAAGTTGTTGCTGAAGGAATTCTTCTACCTACACTTTCATACTTTACAAAAAGTGTTATATCTTCTACTTCACCACCATCAGGTAATGCTACCAAATCAACAGTAGCAGATACACCAGAAATCTGTCCTTCTACAGTCTTACCTATTAATTCACTAGTATAAAGAGATATATCAATACCAAACTGAGTAGAATTTACTTTAACTGAATAAGCTGCATTATCAAAAGTAGGATCTCCAGGAATAACCATGGATCCTTCTTTAAACATATGAGAACCAAAATCTTTTATTTGATTCTGCAATATTGACTGTAGAGTAGTTAACTCTCTAGCTTGTACGGGAAATCCTGGTTTAAATAAGACTTTATAAAAATTCTTACTTGCGTCAAAATCATCATAATAAGGGCTAATATTTAAATCTTTATTTGTTGCCATGTTACTTTAGAATTCCAGTACGATTTTGATGTCTTCTTTTTGTCTACTATCCCTAGTGACTTCCTTTCGATTGTCAATGTATATGACATCGCCAGTTGTTTTATTTATCTCAGGATTGGCAAGCCCACTAGTAAAGTATACTCCCAAATCCACTTCTTTAGTTCCATCAACCATTGTACTACCCGTAAATGCAACTGCTACAGATGCATCAGAAGGTTTTGGTGTGGATAAGAATTTAATACTACCAGATGTTCCAAATGATAATTGTTTGGAATTAGCATCACTACCAACACCTATATAATCGGTTTGATTATTTCTATTATTAGTTTGTTGATAGTATAAAGATCTATCTTGATAGTATTTTAATACTCCAGATTGCTTATCGTATGATGCAATATACCCTTTAGCAGTACCAGCATTATCAGGAAGAACTTGCGTAATCGTACTCCCTATAGAAAGATTTGTACTATCCCAAGTAGAATAATCTAAAATTTTAATAGCACCTAAAGATGAGTATTGACTTCCTGTAAAAATAGTATTTTCAGATGTATATGTTGATGGATTCTTTACAATACCAACCTGTGAAAATTTGGTATCAGTTGGAAAATCTTTTGTAGAATCATCAAATCTTGCATAAACCAAAACTCTATCAGCACCTAATTCCTTATAAATGTCATATCCATGACCTCTAGAAGGAGGTATAATAGGTATTAATTTAGCAGGAATTGATGTAACACTTCCTTCAGGAAATCCTCCAGTAGGTTGTCCAAATGAACCCAAATTAACCATACCATAAGAATATCCACTTCCACCTGATGTAACAACTATATCAGTGATAGTACCATTTCCATCACTGGTTACAGAGGCTTTCGCACCAGTACCATCCCCTATTATATCTACAGTTGTAGTTGTATTTGCTACATAACCCTTTCCACCATCTTCAATATAAACGGTTTTTATCTGGTTAAGATTAAGTGTAGAATCACCTGCTTCCCTTACACTCTGAATCTGAGAATTTGTTGATGTTGCCCAATTATTAGGTACAACAATATATTCAGTAGAATCAAATTTAACAATATCACTTGGAGATATTGTAAACAAAAATTTCCAAATATAACCATCGTTGCTAGTTCCAGCAGCTGAAGGTTCTAAGTCAGTAAATGTAGGTTCATCTTCTGATTGATTACCTTTAGATGTTGTAGTACCACTAACACCAGAACTACCATTTTCTATGCAAATATAAACATTATAGTCACTATTAACTACAAAATAATTTGCATCATATAATCTGCCTGTTCCAGAATTAGGTGCTTTATTATTGACATCATAATCATGTCTATACATATCATAATATGTATTTTTAGTCCATTCAACTTTTCTTACAACCCTTCTTATATTATCTCCAACAACTCTTTTCCCAAAAAGTGAAGTAGAACCATATTGAGACTCATATGAGAAATTATCGATAGGATTGGGTGGCCCAGCAGCATCATTCCATGTACTAGTTCTACCAAATCCAGGACTGGGTGATGTAGGATTACTAAGACCTAGAAAGACATAATAAGAATTATTAGTGTCTAGTACAGAATCTACGAAATTACCTGCATTAAATATTCTGAATTGATCTGTTACGAAAGCAGACATATTAATTGTTTTTTAGATATTTATAATAGTTAATATAATTTATTGTGGCTCAAGTCCTCCAGTATCTCTTAAACCTTCAGACCTTCTCTGCAATGTTGGGAAAGTAGATAATCCAGCATTAATGGTAAATCCACTAACAGCAAATCCTACAGGATTAGATCTGGTTAAAGTTCCAGATAAAGAACCCCAAGAGAATCTACCTATTGAGGTACTGCCAGTAGAACCAATTCCTGTATGATTACCAAAATGTTCGACATTACATGTAATAACTCCAGTATTACCAGAGGCAGAAGGATAAGATATTTGAGCAACATGATAAACATTATCTATAAATGTTGTTCCAATTCCAACTATACCACTACCAGATTCATAAACAGAAGTTACTCCAGAACCAACTTGAGTATCAGTTATTAGAACAGGATTTCCTACAACTAATTCATTCCATTGATTGGAACTTTCACGTTCTAGATAAAACTCAACTGCTAATATAGTACCAACACCTACTGCAGTACCAATACCAGTTACAATTCCAGAGAATCCTTTAACAACAGTAGCATTACTAAATTGTTCAGTATTATAATTTGGACGTGATGCTATCACTTGAGGTGGATTTGTAAGTGTATAACCCAATCCTGCCATTGTAATTGTTGGGGTTCCTGTAAGGACTCCATTAGATACAGTAACAGTTGCAGTTGCTGTAGAACCTAAACCAACGCTACCATCTGGTTTAATAAAGGTACCTACACCAACTGGTGGTGTGGATATAGAAACTGAAGTTGTTGCACCGATATATCCAGATCCACCACTAACAATAGTAAGTCCTGAAATAGTTCCAGCAGCACTTACTGTAGCAGTTAATGCAGCAGAAACAGGAGTTACATTTTCAATAATTATTCCGCCAACAGGATTTGTTGCAGGTACAACATCATAGTCAAATAATTCTGTAGAATCTAGATAGATTGTGTTATCAGTTAATCCAATATTCTTTATGACTTTTGCACTTGGGAATACTAATGATTCTAAAGAACCTCTAGATTTGGAAATAAATTCCCCATCAATTACTCTATCAACTTTCTGTTTTGTCCAACTTAATGATTTTGGAGATAATCCAATTCCTACACCAGTATAAAGATTAGTTTCTACCTTATCAGATGCTGATAGATCTGTAATTAGTCTAGGATCTTGATTTATAGCTTCACTTTCTGGATTTTGTTCCATAATCTTCATTAATTGAAGAGTATCTCCTTTCTTAATAGAAGGAGTCACATTTGTTACCAATGATGAATCAGTTGCAGGACTTCCACGATAGAAGAATATTGCAACATCATCTTCTGGTTTAGGTGCTTCTGTAAATACGAAAGATGTACCTCCTTCAAAATCATATGCAACTTTTGGTTCTTGTAATATTCCATTTACCAGTATCAATAAAGCATTTGCAAGATTCATTGATGGAAAATCTGGATTATCTGGTATTTCAAAACTTAAAAGATCACCGTCATATTTTAAATCAAATCTTCTTCTAGTTCCGTTTTGTAAACCCTTAATACTGTCAATATAATCAAATTGACCGAATTGCCATGCTGCAAATGGATCTGAATATACATCTAATACTTCAAATTGACATTCTTCTACTGGACTTGCTAGATTAGCATCAGTAACTAATCCAACAGGTGCAAAAATATCACCACGTTGGAATGCATAACCATTCCTTGCAATTTCCCACTTATTAATAGCAAATTGTGTAGAACCTATACCAACAGTAGAAGCTGCTCCTACTTCTAAATTAAGAAGCAATCCAACCCCAGTATCAGTAGTTGATCCAGTTGATAATCTAGAAATTCCAGTAACTCCAAGACCTGCATATGATGGTGCAGGAACAACAATTTGTGGATTCTGATAATTGGCACCAGCAGAGTCAATACCAAATGCTAGAGTTCCACCAGCACCCACTGTGGCTGTAACTACAGCACCTGAACCAGCATTTTCACCAACATATACTGTAAATGTATTATCATCATAAGCAGTAACTGGAGTTGCTATACCTGAAATACGATCACTTGCTCTTGGATATGTGTGTTCAGTAGCATAATCATCTTTAGAACATGTTAATGTTATAGTATCGTTATTGAATGTTACAGTATCACTAGTGGTCTTTCCATGATTTGGTAGAGATATAACCATATATCCAGTTGCTGGATTATAATCAACATATGAAGGTGCTTCACTAATTCCTGAAATGGTGTTTGTTGCCGCACTTACAAACTTATGAGTAAATGGTATATCAGTAACAGCAATAGAAACACTATCTCCTCTATATGCAGAACCAAAATTAGCTCCTCCATACCAAGGCATTACACTACCACCACCAACAAAAGTATGAGGTATTGAGTTAATTCCTACTTCAGTTGTAAATTTATTTGTAGCACCAACACTTACGATTGTATAATCAAAACTTGTGCTACCCAATCCTACGGCGGCATATGGGAAAATATTGCTTGTTGTTCCTGAATAACCACTTCTAACAATAATTGCTTCTGTACCAACACCCACAAATTGATGAGTACTGGTAGTTCCAACACCAACGTTAACTGTAATGGTACTATTAGTGGTAGAATTAATTGGAGTTGCTATACCAGCAATTGGATCAGTACCATGACGTGGATATGAATGATTAGTTCCATAACTATCCTGACTGCATGTGAATGTTAATGAATCAGTTTTAATTCCAATAAATTGACCTGCTGCCAAATAATGGTCACCAACTGTTAATACCAAATCACCTGTGGTTTGATTGTAATCAGCATCATAGACATTAAATGTTCCACTACAGGTAAATTCCAATCCTGCAAGTTTTACTTGGTCTACAATACCAACTTCAAAATTATGTGCATTTTCAGTAGTAATCTCTAAATATCCAGTTTCATTATTATATGATGCAGTGGTAATTGAATTAGATGGTCCAGTAGTAGCAGCACCAATAATAGTTGATATACCACCAGTAACATTCAATGATGCATAAACTTGTGCTGGTACTAAAGGTGCATATCCTAATCCTGGTGTAGACCCAAGAGAAATTATTACACCACCTCTTGGTAATTGATTTTCATTTATATCTACTTCATTGATAACTATAGGATCTCCAACTTCAGTTGTTATACCAGTAAACATTATACTGGTTGTAGCTGCACCAGTAGTAGGATCTAAAATCTCATAATTATTTTGAGGATTATTCTCTGCTGATGGTCTTTGGAAGATTCCATTAATTATTGTAAGACCATTTCCACCAGTAGTTCCCATTCCAACTGCTGGAGAACCATTAACTGTTAAATTGAAGTTTGTAGTAATTCCAGTAAATTTATCAGAAACATCATCATATACCTGATTAGTAGTATAATCATTTCTTAGGTATACTCTTCCAGTAAAATCAGAAGTTGGCCAATTTAAATTACCAACCGTTTTATTTAATTGTGGGTTTCCTTTAGGTGGACTGGTAAAATGTATTTCTTTACCAACAATATTATAAGAACCCTTATAGAGTTGTACTGTTGTGGTATTAGTATGAGCAGTTGCAGATGTTCCAACAAAACCTCTCTCAACTTCCACAAGAGTAGTTGTTCCAATACCTGTAGTAATAGGACCAAAAGTTTCAGTTCCAATACCAAGATTAAGAACTTTCATATACTCATTATCAACCTTCAATATATCTTGAGGAGCGAGTGAAGATATTCCACTAACTGAGAATATAGTTGCTGTAGTACCAATACCAACACCACCTAGAACAGACTCTGCATTATTTTGTAAAGTATGATTTACTGGAGAGTATGCTAATGGTGCTTGAATTACATTATCAATAGTGAATATACCCTTTGTATTAGATAATGCCATTGATAATTCATGAGCATTTCCTGTACCTACTCCAGCAAAAGTAACAGCAGATCCACCCCTTTCAGTGGAAATATAGAAACTTTCAAAATCATTTCTAATAGCAAAAACTGTTGATGGGAGTTGATGATGATAAGCACCACTTACATATTGCATTGGAGTGCTTCCAACACCAACAAATGTAGAATTAGGTGTGTATATTAATTCTTCATTTGTTCTAAAGAAATGATTTTTAATAGTAATTAATCCAGTAGAAAGATTTACAATATTAGAATCATTAGGATTGAAACTCTTTGCAAAGATTGGTGTATTATCATTATTCAAAGTGAAATTAGTTCTATTAATTCTATCACCATTAATTGAATTATAATACTGCAATCCAATAGTTTCATTTGTTTGACCATATTCAAAATCATTTATATTTGCATGATTATCAAGTAAAGTATCAGTATATAATCCTAAAGTAAGTGCAGAAATCTCAATTGTATTTGATGCATATGCAGCTTCTGGAGTGAATTTTAATACAAACTCACTTCCATCATAGCCTGCAGTTAAAACTCCGACAGGATTATGTGTTCCCAATCCAGTTGGGGATAAAAATGCTCCTCTATGGAAGAAAGTATTCGTTGAATCATGATTAAACATAACCTCCGAAACTATTCTTGTAGATCCAACACTAACCTGAACTAAGGATTTACCTGAATTGAAAAGACCTGATGATAATCCAACCAAGTTTGTTGTTCCACCAACACCAGTAAAGTAATCAGATTGATAAATTGCAGTTCTCTCAGATCCATCTGGTTGAGCAGTTGCTTTAAATCTATATGTACCAATTCCAACTGCAGTTGTACCAAATCCTACTATATTAGACTTAATCTCAACTTCATCAGTTAAATCATTCTTATATTCTAGAGAGAAAGTAGATCCACTAATATTACCATTAAAAGATCCCATTAAAGTACCAGAATATCCATCTTGAGGACTATGAGTATCTACAAAATATTCTGAAATATAAGTATCAGTTCCATCATGAATAACATACACTTCCACATAATTCATTTCATTAGTATTTTTATTAACTAAATGATTCTGAGTCAAGAATGAAGTAAAGTGATTAGTATCAGCTGATACAATAGAAGTTGTAGTTACCCCAGAACTACTAGTAGTTGCAATACCAACAAATGAAACCTTATTAATAAATCCTATACCATAAGTTCCTACACCACTTGAACTATCAATACTAGTTTTGACTGATTTTAAATTATAATCATAATCATATGCATTTGGTTCAGGTGTAAATCTGAGATATGATGTTCCAAATGTATTTGTATCAATACTAAAAGTTCCAATACTACTATCATCTTCCAATATTGATTTCTCTAATAGAATCTTGTCAGATCCATTATTTAATATTACTAACTCATTTGTTTGTATAGATGTGTTTGATAAATTAGTAGTTCTGAAAAGAATAGTTTGAGAGCCAACAGTATCATCTAAAAGTTGAACATCTAGGTATTCGGATGGATCTCCACCTAAATTAGAAAATTGACTATTAATATTATCAACTAAAAGAACTTCATTACTCTTTGCTTCAGTATAATCAAGTAATGTCAAACTATCCAATTTTATAAATTTAGACTTACTGAAACTTTCAGTATAATCAGTAGCTGTATCAACATCAGTAATAGTTTCAACCCTACTATCTTCATATACATCTTTTATTACAATTGAAAAATCAGTACTAGAAGTTCCAACTCTCCAGTCCCCCTCAGTAGATATTCCACCAGTAGATCTTGTTGTTGATCCTATTCCAACATCAGCAAAATTCTTAAGTCCACTTGTATGAAGTAATGCACTTACTGGACTTCTTAATTCTTCATATCCTTTAGAACTCTTAATTGTATAAGATAGATTTTGATAATAGTCATTATCTGGAATAACCTGATTATCTAAATCTAATTTTCCAATATCATCAGACCATCCAATATCTTTCTTATTTGAGAATTTAACCTTATATTTTGCTAAATTATCCTTAATGCTGTCAATAGTTGCTCTTGAACCAGAAACACTTCCAAGAATAACATCACCAACTTTAATATCATAAGTTCCATATACCTTAATAAAATCATTATCAAAACTTTGAATGGTTAATCCGACCAAAACTTCATCTATTATCAATTCCTCACCAATAACAAATTTATTTGGTACTTCAACTGTTGTGAATGTAGGGTAATTATTCTTATTAATAAGAGTTGCAAATGATTCTTGATCAGTTTTTGCAATACCTGCATTTGTTGATATACCTGTAGATTCAAGATTTATAGTAATTTCCCAATTAGTACCTGCCGTAACACCTGTAACTGTACCAAATTTATATCCATAATCTTCAGAATTAAATCCAGTTCCTTCAGTACCTATACCCGATGTTTCGTCAATATATCTGGCAATACCCTCAACAAAAACTTCATCGTTTATTGCAAATCCTGCATCAGTTCCCGTACCCAGACCTGTATAGCATGTAAATATTCCAGTAGAATTAGATGCTACTGTGGAAATAGAGACTCCATTAGAATTATTAACAGCAAATAAAGATACTCCCCCATCAGGAAGTCCATTTGGAGGAACTATAACATCCACCTTAGAAATAGAATTTCCACTTAATTCAGCTTGGAGTAATCCTCTATCAATTTTCTCCGATGTAGTTGAATCTACAACAACTATATTAGGTGCATAAAGATAATCAAGACCACCATCAGTAACTGTAACAATACCTATTGTACTTGAATTGTTGACAGAAATAAGTGGAGATATTAATGCAGTAGGTTCTAAAGTATTATCTGCAGAATATTCAAATCCTTCATTAAGAATTCTTATTTTATTAACATTACCAATTGATTTTGATTTAGCAATAACATATGCACCACTACCTTCAGTAGAACTTGATCCAACAAAATTAGGTATCTTTTTATAATTAATTCCACCTGAAATAATATTAACATTAGAAATAGGGCCTTTTTCATTTAAGGAACTAGTAGTATATGAGATATCATCACATTCACTTGAATTGTATGATAGTTTCTCTGGAACTTGAGATAATGTAATACCAAAAGTAGTAGATGCTACGCTAACAACATTGTAAGATTTATTATATAAACTATCTACATATTTGATTTCAGAGTAATTAACAACGTCAGTATCTGCTGTACTAATGAATCCAGATTTCTCCAGTGAATAATATAATTTTGTAGGTAATGATGTATTATAATTAATTGTACGTGAAGATGTAGTTCCAACTCCAACTGTACCAACATCAATTATATTGAATGCATTTGTAGTAGATGCAGTAGATACAAAATCGTTTTTAAACTCATTATCATAATAGAACTTTAACTGATAATCTTGTAAAGAAGAATCGCTTAAATCAAATACTAAATTATTATTTTTAACAACTTCAATCTGAGGATTGATAGAATAGAACTTACTAGTTCCAAGACCAGCTGCTGTAATATCAACAACTTTTGGTGGGTTAGATAAACAATCTACAGATGTTTCTGATAATTGAATGAAATTCTCATCAACAACGTATGTAAAGTATGAACTATTGGTAGTTAATCCAGTAGGGAATGTACCATCAGCAATTGTATAGAATATCTTATCACCTCTCTTAAATCCATGGTTATCAATTCTAATAGTGTCAGCAGCAACATCTATATTACTATAAATTGTTTCTACTGGATTAACTAAAATAAATCCAGTTTCAGAATCTCTTACAACTTTTATTGCCGTTGATGTACCAATACCAACAGATAGATTTGGTTGTATATTTAAATCAACAACATCTCCAAATTTTAAACCTAATGTCGAAGAAGTTGATATAGAAACAGTTCCTTCAATTTTTTGTAAATTACCAGTTACTTGATTAAAATTACTCTTAAACAAATAAGTATCATCATCACCAGTGCAAGCTCTAAAGTATACATCAGAACTTGCTGCTCCAACACCTGTTTTTATACCAATTGTATTTGGAGTGGTATCCGAAACATAGAGTGTAGATGGTAAATTATAAAGAGCAGATACTGGAGTTGTTGAAATATCAATCTCTGCAGCACCTGAAGCCTTTGTAAAGGTTATTTGTTGGTTTGTTTTAAATGGATGATTCTCAATATAAATTCTTTGAGTTGGAATATTTCTAGTAATTGTAGTACTACCAAATCCAAAAGTAGTTGAATGTGTTACTCCTGAAGTGGTACCAAAACCAACAGACTTCGCTGGATTAAAATAAACACTATCATTCAATTTAGAATCAAAAGCAGGTACTGATTTATCAATACTAAATGAATTTGTAACGAATGTTATTGGAGAAGATACACTATGTGCAACACCTGGATTACTTCTAACTACTCTTAATATATTTTGGTCTTTGAATATATTCAATATTTGACAAGTATCACTATGTTCTCCACCAATTACCAAACTACTTCCCACTGAAACTGAATTTGGTACTGTTGAAACATATATTTCAGTAGATGCTGATCCAGCAAGAACAGGAATTTCAGAAATTACTGAAGAATATGTTGATGTTACACCAATAACATACTCACCATCAATAGCACTTAATGCAGAAACGTCAGAAGAAATACCTGATGAAGTAGAAACTCCAGAAATTATAATATTATTCTTATTAATCCAATTATGATTAGATAAAACATTAACTTTTACTTTATCGTTACCATCCCAAACAAATACTGCATCATCATATGATGAAGTTGCAACACTAACATTAGTAACAGGTTTTCCTTTTAATGAAGAAACTTTTGTTATGACACCACTTCCACTACCTATATCCTCAAATTTAATAGAATCATTAATTTTATAGCTACTTCCAGCAGAAACTACTGATAATTCATCAATTGAACCTTGCGTAATTGATTCAATTTCTATTTTTTGAGATTCAAGTTCATTAGTTTCGATAATAAAGTCATTATCAGCATTTTTATCCGATACTCTATATGGGAATGTATTCCTTCTTAGGTCTGAAGCTTTAAAATCAAACGATTGATCAATATTTTGCTCTAAAGGTATAGATCTATAAGAATCTCCAATGAAATAAGGGAACTGTGGGTCACCATTAGTGTCTATAGTAGAAAAATATGCATATACACCATTAGGAAATTCTGGAGTTTTTCCAAATCTACCATTATTTCGGTCTAAATCTCCAGAATTTGTAAATTTATAGTCTTCTATGAAAAATCCAACATCAAATCCAAGTGGTCTATCTACTATATTTGTAATATTTGATTCATATCCAGAAACTAACCTTCTAGCATCGTCGCTAGAATTAGCTGGATCCTGATAACCATAAGGACCATATATTGGATTGCCATCATATGCCCATCCTATAATCTTAGAAGCTACTGTACTTCCACTTCCAACTTCTCCAAAAGATTGACTGAGAGATTGTCCATATCCACAAACACTATATCCTAACTTATTTGAAGATTCTAACAATAACTCATTACCCAGTCTATTGTTTAATTCAATTGTTAAAGGTCTAATATTTACACCTAAAACTGCATTTTTTCCAGCAGAAACAACATTTATTGAAGATGTACTAGAATAACCAATTCCAGTACTGATAACTTTCACATCAGTGATTTTACCATTAGCAATAACTGGTCTTAATTGAGCTCCAGTACCAGATCCTGTAGAATCTAAAACATTTAATGTAGGAGTTGAGAAATATTCTTCCCCACCATACTGAATATTAACAGATTCTACCAATCCATTAACAATAATTGGTTTTAATGATGCAAGTTTTCCAGTTTTAATGGATAATACTGGTTTTTTCTCAAAATTCAATATAGTTGAACCATACCCAGTACCAGATTCATACAAATATGTGTCAACAATACTTCCATTAATTTCAGGAGTTAGTATAATATCAGTATAACTCTGAGATGTAGTGCCAAATCCAACAGGTGTATATGTTAATGTAACCTTTACGTCAGGATACTTAAATATTTGATATCCAGTACCTTGTGAAGAAAAGTCTATAGTAAAATTACGATTAAAGTTAGTATCACTTGCACCTACACCTATTCCAGCATCTGATAATTTAAAAGAATCGTCATTTATCTTTACAATATTATAATATTGAGATGTTGATGTTATTCCAGTAGTTGTTGTTAAACCAGAAATTGATTGTGGAGTTGTAGTACCTACTCCAGCAGTTACATTATACTCAATTAAATCACCATCACCAAATCCATGATTTTCAAAAGTAACAGTATTGTATATGGTTGATATACCAGAGGGTTTAACTAATAATTGTCTATTTTCAAAATCACCACCATCAATAACTCTAACACCCTCAACAGTTTTCTGATTAGGGAGTGTATATATTTCTTGAATACCTGAAGTACGACTACTTCCAAATACTATTGTATTAATTCCAGCTAAAGCATCAGAAGATGTATTGAATAATTGAATAGTTTCGTTATCGATTATTTTTGTAAAGTAACTAGAATTAGTAACTAAAGTTGATGTTCCAATTCCAACCCCAACCTCTGAACTTCCATCAGCATTATAAATTACTTCTTGTGCTGTATAGAATCCATGATCTTCTGTAAATTTAATAGTATCTGTACTTGTGTTAATACCACCAGCTGCTGGTGCTATATCAGTAAATCTAGAATCAAATTTAACAACTCTAGACTTCTCAACAATAATAGGTTCTAAAACTGCAGTACTATTACCACCAGTAGTTTCAATTGATATAAACTTATCAATGTTAAATCCCTGTGGATCCACATATACATTTTTTATACTACCTCGACCTACTGGTTGAACTAACGCAGTTGTTCCTACTCCAGCAGATATCTCTATTTTTGGTAGATTTAAAATATCATAATCTTCACCACCATTAAGAATATTAACAGATTTTAAAGGGCCATAGTAAATATAATCTTCTGTCTTATAATTGGTGATTTCTACACCATTAATTAACATTCCAATAGAACCTGAAGTTGTCTTAGTTTGATTTGCTCTATTAGTGGTTAATTCAAATGGGAATTTCTTAAGAGATTTTTGAGCTCCAATTTGATTAGATTTCTGAGAGTTTAAAGTAAACTTATGATTACCAGTTGCATATTGAGTAACAAAAGTAGTACCAACTCCTACAACTTGACTATTTTTTAATTTTATATAACTTCCTTTATTAATGAATGATTTTGAATCATATAGTTGAATAGTATCGGATGTCCCAGATGTAGTTAATAATCCTACAAAATAAGAACCTGTTTCAAGACCAACATAAGGAATTCCAGAAGGTTCGTAATATACTTCATCCCCATTCATGAATGGTATATTAGCATTAAACTTAATTGCACCAAAAGTATTTGGTTCAACTTCATAAGTTAATCCATTGCCAACTATAGATGGTGGATAATCAACAGAAATCGACTTAGTTGAAACTTTTATAGTATTAACAAAAGATGTAGTAAATCCAGTAGAACTACTTCCATCAGGAGTAGCACCTGCAGGTAAAGAATTAGAAGCTAAGTATGCAGTCTTATCATCTTCAATATAAAGATTTTGTACATCGGATATAATATTGCTAACTTCTAAAGGAACATTATTACTCTTTGCAGTATGAACTTTTCTTCTAATATCATACTGTAGACCAGTAGTTACAGTAAATGAACTTGAAATAACAACAGTTTTATTATTATCAACCCTCGTAACAAATACATCAGTTGCATCTCCATGCACCACATTATTAGATGATCTAACTACAATTTCTATTAAATCACCTTTCTTTAGACTACTTCTATCAATTTTTCCTTCAAGTACTAATGTAGTAGAAACAATAGATTTAATATTATATCTTACACAGGTATTATAAATTAATGAATTGGCAAATATCTGCTTATGAGTCATATTCTCATAAGGATATGTCAATTCATCATAATAATTTCCTGTAATTAAATCACCAACATTTTTTACCGAAATTATTTGGCCTTCATCAAGATCTAAGGTTTTAGATATTTGATCAAACCCTGATAATACACCAGTAAGTCTTAATTCTACTTTTTTACTGGTATCACCATTCTCATATGAATAATAAATTTCACTATTTCTTACAGTATCAGTTTCTGTAATAGAAGCATCAATTCCAGTACATCCGAAGAATTGGTTAACTGATTTACTTGTATAATTGATATTTGTATTAATACCTGAGATAAGAACACCAGTATTAGCAAATCCTACAGTAGAATCTACAGATATTACTGAAGAACCAATACTAACTGTTTCTAAAGATCTTGTTGCAGGGGTAATTTTAAAATTTCCTTGTATAGTAGTATCTTCATCAGAATAACCAATGAATAAAGATATTTTAAAATATTGTTGATTAGTGGTTAATGCTACTCCAGCTCTACTAAATGCCTCAACTTCGGAAATAGAAGCATTAGTATCTGTATCATCTAGTTTGTATATTGTTTGACCAACTAAATCTAAAGGATTTCCTGAGATGGCTTCTGCAATTACAACTTCTCTTCTAACATAGTTTGCAGAAGATGGTTTAATTAAGAATTCTTCTAAATTGACTACTTTAGGTGTTTCACCATATAAAGCATTAAATAATATTCTAAATGATTCATCAGTTCCTTTTGATTCATATAATGACCTTGCTTCTTTTATAAATGTACCAGCATTTAAATTTGAAATAAGAGGAACATCCTCCAATCCTGGTGTCAGAGTATATTTTAATTTTCTGTAAAATTCTTTAAGAAATAAAGAACTTAAATTTTCAATATATGCATCTTCATTATGTGTTGCTATTTCAGAAGTAGAAAATACTAATTCTTCTTGGTTTAATTCTTTATGATAACTTGTAATTCCACTGAATCCACGTACACAACCTGTAAAGGTAGTCGCAGTCTTTCCAGTATATGTTATAATTTCATCATTTATTTTTAATAAGCCATACTCAACAGGAAATCCTTTTGTATTAGAAACAGAAATTGTTGTTTCTGCTGTTCCTATACCTGTAGTAAGAGTAGTAAATCCAACTACTACATCTGGTGTTAGATTGTCTACTTTTAAATATTGATCAAGATTATCCGAAATATCAATAGGACCACCTTGGTATTCCTGTGAAATATAATATTGCTTTAAAAAGTCTAAAGTTTTAGGACTTTCATTCACAACAAATTCAGGAAGTTGATTCCTTAGAATTTGTTGAACCTTAACTCTAGACTCAAAACCAGTGTGTATCATATTATTCTCTTATTAATTTTCCGTTTAGATAACTTGAAGTATAGAAGTCTTTAATAAATGTAGTTCCAGATATCTCATTACCTGAACTAATCACGTCTCTTACCATATTTATTTTACTTTTTGAAACACTGAAATCTAGGTATAATTCTCTAAGCCCAACAACGTCATTAGACTCTGGAATTGCCTGTACCTCTACGACACCCGTACCGTCCAGTGTAGACGTTATATTCACTGTTCCGAGGATTATTTCACCTTTTATATAATCAACGCTTCCTGCTGCTTTAGAGACCACATTATCAGTACCATCATCCAATATTTCTACGAAAGAAATTAGTCCAGTTTTCATGTCTGCATTAGGAATATCAGTCATATAGACAGGTCTAGCATTTCCACTGACATAAAATCCTTTAGATTTGATGTTATAACCATCAGACTTCACATGGAATCGGTTTCCATAGCATAATTCGTACTGTGCAAACTGATTTAGGGCAGCTTTAAGGTTTCTTCTAATGATTACTCTCGTAATATTAGAGGTTATAGCGGTATCAGTGGCATCGATGACCTGTTGTATCTTACTATATTTGAATCTACCGCCAAATTTGTTCAATTCTACGGAATTTCCGTAAGCATTAAGTGAATTTATCACTTTTGAACGTAATGAATCGGCAGTTGACACTTTATTTTCGTTAAAATAGACCGAAGAGTCAATTTCAACGAATAAAATCTTCAAATCTTCAATTCTTTGGTTAATTCCAGAGACAGAATATTGCTTTAATTGCGATAAAATACGAGATTTGTTAAAATCAGAGACAAAAAACCCATTTTTAGGTTTTATACTTAATATAACGTTACCAAATTCGGGTGGATCCATTTCTTCACCCCCTACAACTGCTACAGATTCGGTATCTGCGTATATTTTCTTAATAATTGCTTCATAATCTCTTGATGTAACTGCCCTATATTGGGAAGAATAGATTCTTGGAGCATAATATTTGATAGAACTGATAGATTCTATCTCTGATCCATTATCAGAGGGTTGATTTGTGATAACATCAGGACTTGAAGCTAGTGTTTCTGCTATCCCATTTTCATCTGTAATCTTACCAGAGAAGATAAATGTGTTATTTTTACCTACTCCATTACCATTTTTACCATCTGTTACAATATATCTTACTGTTACATGATAACCATTAGGTATTTTCTTACCAAAGTATCCATCTCCAAAGAATAATTCATATCTTTCATCCTGTACCTCTTGCATTAAGTAGATTAATGACTTGGCATTCACGTCTAATATATTATCTACATGTGTATATTCTGTACCCAGTGCAGCTTGATTATCACTAACATATACCTTAATAGTAGATGTATCAATACCTTCATTATCTAATATAAATCTCTGGTCTAATGACCCATCTATTTGAAATTTTTTCTCTAAAAATACACCTTCTTTAATATCAATTTGATCAAAAGTTGCCTCATAATTACTATTCGCATTTAGAGTAACTGCTGCCTTCTGCGATTCGACTACAGAAAATACATATGATGTATCACTGGCATTACCAACACACACAAGACCCGCATCTAGCGTTATAGTCGATGTCTGTGGGTTTGTTTCACCCAATCCTACTGTAATGGTTACATTTGCCGTTGCTGCCGTTCTAGAGCGTGGTACATAACCTATATTACGTGCAAGAGATACCACATTCTCTCTCATGGTTGCCGAATCCAAGAAGGATTCATTGACTACCATATTAGAGTTAAATGCAGTAATATATGTGTTGTATGCTAGGGTATCAATAAGAACAGAAAAGTTAGATCCCTCAAAGTCAAATCCAGTAAAATCTGAATTAGCCCTAAGATAGGATTTAATTGATGTCTTTATCTGATCATAATCAAGATCTGTAAATTTAGTAAAAGGCATGTTATCTTGTTGCCTCTAGGAGGAATGAATATTCTTGTGATGGAAACTCCTGTCCAATAATGTCATATTTTACCGTTACTTCAAAAGAGTTAAGGTCTGGTTGAGGAAAAACTTCGACTGTTACATTATCAATCCTATCCTCATAATTATCTAGTGATATTTCAATTTGGCCTTGAATATTAGAAGCAGTACCAAAGTCTACAAAGTTAAATAGACTTTTATAAATATCTGACCCAAATAATGGATCAAAGAATTTTTCCGTAGGTATGGTCTGAACAATATTTCTTACCGATCTACGAATAGCATCTTCATTCTTTAAGACTTTTAAATCATTTGATACTGGATGAGGTTCAAAAGATAGACTAATATCTTTATATGCTCTAGATATCCTCTTGATGGCCATCGGACATAGTTTTTATTTATTTATATGGGTTATCAATAAAAAAAAGACCCCATATAAAATGGAGTCCTTTCTTTTACTTTCCTTGCCCTCTGGGTCTCTTACGAGCCGAGTTACGAGAGGTCGCCGTATATTTTGTGTGCTTCCCGTTTCCTTGTCGAGTCTTCTTCGGTGGTGATGATACAAAATCGCCCCCACTCAGACCACTTGTTGCCTTTGCCATTAATTGTCCTCTGTGTAAATTTCAGTTTTTATTTTATCAGGATGTGGAGAACCTGTCTGGTAGTATTCCAGTGCATAATCCTCCATGCGACTGAAGTATTCACCTTGACCTAATGCCGTGAATACTTCTTTACCGTCAATAAGAATTCTATATAATTCTCGTTTTTTCATGCCCTACTCTTACACGAGGATCGCACCAGATTTCGAAACCTGCTTCTTTCGCATCGAGACAGAAAGATACATCTTCACCGCACATGTCTTGTACCTCGCCACTTTCGAAGACTTGCATCTTGGGTGCGAACCATGGGTAAGGCATACCTTTGTCTTCAAATACTCCATTTTTGATTA